TCAACCGATACGCCATCAGCCGCGCCCCCCGCCGCCCAGGCGCACCATGCGGTACCGCTCGATCAACGCGCTGGCGCCAAAGGGCATACAGCCCCCGTCATACTGCATTTGGTGGCGGTACTCGTAATAATGCGACGCCAGCAACATCACCGCCTGCGCCAGATCTGCGGGCAAATCGCTCCACTCGGGGCCGAACCCCGCCAGCATCGTGATCTTCACCGATCCGCCCTGCGGCACCCCCGGCAATGACCCGCCCGGTGCCACCAAAACAGGCCGCTGCAGATCCGGGCGCAATTGGTATCGCTCGCGCGGGACAACAATCGCGTCGCCCCCACGCTCCGTCACGCTCACCTCGACAATCGCACTCACCGGCGCAATCGGCAGGCCCTGTTCGCAACCGTCGCGCCACCGCGTCACCGACCAGCTGAACGTGCGCTCGATCAGCGCCTTACCGGTCCGCGCCTCGATGGCCGCCAGTGCCGAGCGTAAAAACCCCGCCAGCAAGCCGTTTTGCACCCCGTCATCCGCAAAACCGGACCCAAGGCGCAGGTGTTCTTTGAACAATGCAAGCGGCAAGACTGCCTCGGGCACGGTCGTTTCTTCGATCAACATCATGGACTTACTCCGCAGGCAGTCTGAATTTCTTTGGTGTATTTATGATCCGGGCACGTGCCATCCGCGTCGCACGGACGGAAGGAAGCTGCTGGACAACGCGAAGAGCCTAACGCCTCGCACGCCCCCGGACCCCGGACACGCCCCCTCAGGCGTGCCCGTCCCCCTCAGCCTCGCAAATTATGCAGTGCCGAATTTCAAAAGCTTGATCGCCGCGTAATCGGACACCGCCCCGCCAACGCGCTTGGTTGCATAAAACAACACATGCGGCTTGGCGCTGAACGGGTCGCGCAGCACGCGCAAATCAGGGCGCTCCGCCACGGTGTAGCCCGCGTTGAAATCACCAAAGGCAATCGCGAGCGCATCTGTAGCAATGTCAGGCATATCCTCGGCAATCAGCACCGGATATCCCAACAGGCGCGCAGGCTCACCCGCGGTCAAACCATCCGACCACAAGAAACGGCCGTCATTGTCCTTCAGCTTGCGCACGCCGCCCGCTGTCTTTGAATTCATCACGAACGTGCCATTGGCGCGGTACTGCGCACCCAGCGCATAAACCAGATCAATCAGCGCCTCAGCCCCGTCGAAACCGCCATTCGCACCGCTCACAACATAGCCAAGGTTGCCCCAGGCCCAAACGTCATTGTCCACCGTCGCGACGGACAAAAAGCCGGTCGGCTTATCCACACCATCACCGCCCACAAACGCCGCCGCTTCGGAACGTGCAAACTTTTCGGCAATGCGCCCGGCCAGCCATTCGTCGATGTTGAACGCACTATCATCCAGCAGGCGCTGCGACGCTTTCGGCAAGGCCGACAACTCGTGCAGCGGAATGGTGATCCGGTCAATCTGCGGCGTGCCGGTCTCAGACCGTGTGCCCGTCTCGCTGGCCCAACCGGCACCCATTTCGGTGTGATCAATCAGCACGTCATACGATGTCGCCTCAACGTTCACCACATTGGCAATCGCACGGATCGACGCGGTGCTCGCCAGTGTGGATTGCACAAACGCGGACGTCTGCGGGTCCACCAGATAACCCCCATCCGCCGCCACAGCCGTGGACATGGATTTCCCCTCCATCGGCAAATCACGCAGGCCATCATCATCGCCACTGCGCAGATAATCTTCAAATGCCTTCTGGTGCGGCGCCTGCTCGGATACGGCAGTGGCCAGCGCGGGGCGTGTGCCCATGATCATGGATTTACGGTCTAGTTTTGTCATACGGTCGTCCTGCTCTTTCAGTTTGGATTGAATATCGCTCGTGAAGTCTGTGAAATCAGACATGAATCCCGCCATCGCGGACTTCAGTTCCTGGGCCGGGGTCGTGGTGTGGGCCGAAGTCGCGCCGTCAGACGCACCTTCCCCGGCCCGGGCCTTGCACTCGGGTTTGCTCATCTCTGGATCCTTCTGATCAGTGTGGAAAAGCCGCTCGCTAGGTGCGGGCCAGCACAGCGCGGGCCGTCTCGAAAACCCCCGCCAATTCACGCAGGGCATCGGCGGCGGGGTCATCCCCCTTGGCCCCCACCCGCGCATCGGGAAGCATCGGGAAGGTCACAAGCGACACCTCCCAAAGCTCCAACTCGGACAAAAGGCGTCCGCCTTTCGTATTCTTTGTGGATTTCACCGTGCGGTAGCCAATCGACAACCCGTCAATCGCCCCCGCCTCGATCAGCGCAGCAGCCTCGCGGCCCTTCTCGACATCGCGCAAAATACGCCCTTTGACCCACAGGCCCGCCGCGTCCTCGCGCACTTCGTCCCACACGCCAATCGGTTGCGCCGGGTCGTGCTGCCACAGCATTTTCACACGGCCCTTCTTGGCGGCCAGTTTCGCCAAAGACGCCGCATACGCCCCCGCTTCCACCACATCACCACCCTGATCGACCTTACCGAACAAGGACGCATAACCGCTGATCTCGATACCGCTTTCCACGGCAACACTGCCGCCCAGCGCTATAAATTTATGTTCCAAAGTCATCTTGCTCTCCTCTACGCCCCAACCATCAGGATCGACTGCGCCGCCTTCGCCAACAGCACCCCGACCACGCCGAACACCGTCAGCCACAACCGCCGCTCCAGCCGCTCCATCATCGCCTCGATCTTGGCCAACTGCATGTGCAGCTGCGCAAATTGCAGCGCCGCCATCCGCTCTTGCGCGTCAATGCGCAGCGACGGACCACACTCGAACGTCTCGCGCGGGTTACCCATCCCCCACCTCAAGGGCCGGCAAACCCAGCAAATGGCGCTTTTCGGCATCAGTCAAAAACGCGGCATCCGCCACCCGCTTCCACTGCGCATCCCGCTCCACCGACAGCGCCGCCACCTGATCAAGGTCAGGCTTCAGATCAAACCGCGCCCCGCTGAAATCGCCCAGCCAGTCGGACAATGCGCTGGCCACCCGCGTCACCAGCGGCAGCACCGTCAGCCGATAAAACGCGCGGTTCGCCTCCTGATAATTTGCATAGGTCGCGTCGCCAGGGATCCCCAGCAGCATCGGCGGCACGCCAAACGCAATCGCAATCTCGCGCGCGGCCCCCTCCTTGGTCTTCAAAAACTCCATATCCGACGGGCTGAACCCCATGGGCTTCCAGTCAAGCCCCCCCTCCAGCAACATCGGACGCCCGGCATTCTTGGCCCCTTGGTGTTGCGTCTCCATCTCGTGCAGCAGGCGTTCATACTGATCCGTGCTCAGCTGGCTTTGCCCATCTGCACCCTTGTAAATAATCGCGCCACTGGGCCGCGCCGCATTGTCCAGCAACGCCTTGCTCCACCGGCTCGCCGCATTGTGCACATCCAACGCCGTCGCCGCCGCCTGCATCGGGCTTAGCCCGTAATGGTCATCCTGCGGGTGAAACGATTTGACGTGGCAAATGGGCGATGCCCCCTGACCAACGGCAAACCGGTGCTTTCGCCCGCCCACTGTGTAATCATAGGCCACGGGCCAGCCATCCGCGCCGGGCACCAACGACATCCGGTCGCTGCGCAACACATGCAACTCCAGCGGCCCCCCGTCCCCGCTCACCGCCTCGACATAACCATTGCCGGTCAACAACAACTGGCCAAACAACGCCTCGAACAGCTCAGCCCGCCCCTGCGCACCATTGGGCCGCGAGATTAAATCAAGCACCGGATGCGTATCATAGCGCCGCTCTGCGTCCTGCAACACCAGTGGCAAAGCCGCCGCCGCTTCTGCAATCAACTTGACCGCGCGAAACCCGATGGGGTTGTTCGTGAACCCGCTGCGCGTCAGCGTCGTGGTGTCCCGCGCACCCCAGACAGACCGCCCCGAAGTGCCCCATCCCGCACTCTGCGCCGCAACCTTTCCCGTCGCCGAGGCTTTCACCTCAGGACCCTCAGCTTGGCCAACATCCGCTTTCTTCAGAAAATCAAACATTCAAATCCCCTCTGGTGCCACCCGCTCTGTGGCGTCCGATCCAACACGATACACTTTGACTTAAATATCTTACGAACCTGCGAACCCGCCGTTCGCTGGGCACGCAACACCCCGCGCCACCCCATATTTTATGACTAT